TGGCGCGGGTGTAAGCTCGAATGACGACTCACCTTATGGTGAGGGCAAGGGATTCTCCTTCTTCAACGACATCAAGATGGCCAACAAGGGCCGTTCTGACGCGATGGAGCGCATCACGAAGGGTCTGAGTGACGAGGGTAAGGCTATGGCTGAGGGCACAGGCTCTCAGGGTGGCTACCTAGTCCAGACTCAGATCGAGCGCCAAATCCTTGATGTTCGAGAGCTTGACAACGTTCTCCGTGGTCTTTGCTCGTCACTCAACGTGACGACTACGACTATCGAGCTTGACCAGATCACGCTCGGCACAACGGCTGGATGGGTTGCTGAGCTTGCAACCAAGCCAGAGGGCACAAGCTTGACCCTAGCCACTGTGAGTGCGTCGGTGTTCACAGCCGCTGGCCTTGCGACGATTTCGAACCAGCTGCTTGCTGACTCGAACCCGGCCGTTGACCAGCTTGTCACTCGCGACCTTGCGAAGCGCCTCGTTGCGCTTGAGGAAACTGCCTTCCTGGCTGGTTCCGGCACAGGTCAGCCGCTTGGCATCCTGAACACTCCGGGCGTCAACACTTCGACAGCTTCGACTCCGGGCTCCGGCACGGTTGTCTCCGGTCCCGGCGGCATCCTTGACACGATCCTCGACGCGATTGCTCAGACGCAGCAGACCTATGGTCAGCCAACTTGCGTCCTGATGCACCCGCGTACTTGGACCGCGATCCTGAAGGACAAGAACGCTCAGGGCGTCTACACTTACGGTTCGCCGTATGTGGCCGTCAACTCGTCACCTGACATTAGCGCGCCGCGTACCGTTTACAACGGTCCTCAGCGTACTCTGTGGGGTATTCCTGTCGAGTTGTCCAACCGTATCCCGACTAACCTCGGTTCGGGCTCCAACGAGTCGCGCATCATCGTGGGCGACTTCACGGAGGCTCTGATCCTTGACCGTCAGGGCATTACGGTTGATGAGTCACCGCACGTCTACTTCACGTCCAACCAGACGGTGTTCCGCGCTGAGGAGCGTGTTGGCTTCACAGCTGCTCGCCAGCCGCGCGCGTTCTGCATCGTCGGCGGAACTGCCTTGGCGAACTCCTAAGAGGTATTGACATGGCAACTTCAGATACAACTCAAGTTTCGGACAGCCCTGTAGTCATCACTACGCGTGAGGACACAATCATCGGGCAGCCGCAGGCACGTTCTTCGGCTCCGCACGATGGCGCAACTCGCGTGTCCGAGGTTGTGGTGGTTACTGACCGTCACATCCTCGATCCGAATGATCCTCTTGCCGTCCAGGTGCCAGAGAACTCCGGCGCTTCGACGTACAGCCACGAGTCACTTCTCGGTGAGGCGCTCAAGCGTGGCACTGCCGAAGAGCAGTTCGCGGAGGCCGCAAAGACCTCCGGCAAGAAGTCGTAACGGACCCTCGAACCTCCTGACAGTCAAAGCGCGGCGCAAGCCGCGCTTTGTCGTAGAATGACACGATGGCCACTGACCTAATCTCACTGGATGAGTACCTCGCGTCTACCAATCAGGATGTTACAGGGCTAGACCCGGACACAATTACTCAGTTCGAGTGGGCAATCTCAGTCACCAGTGAGGCAATCCGCTCCTATTGCGACCGCGATTTCACGCTGACGACGGATGCGGACCCCGCTCCGCGCGACTACCGCTATCGCGGCCACCACATGCTTGAGATTGACGACTGCGTAGAGGTTCACTCGGTCGCAGTCGCTCCTAACAACTGGTCAGCCGGTCGCACACTTGATTCGAGCGAGTGGATCGCGAACGATATGGACGCCGAGGTGTTCTCATGGCTCGAAATCTTCTCAATCTTCCTATGGAGCGGCGGCTCACCGGTCATGGGGTTCAAGAACAACCTCGATCAGTACCCTGCACGCTTCTACCCGACGATTCTTACGGTTGATGCAACGTGGGGATGGGACCAACTCCCGCTTGTGGTCAAGCAGGCTGCCATTTTCACTGTCACAGACCTCACAAGCGATCTTTCTGAGGGTGAAGCAGTGTCGCAGTCTGAGCGTATTGCCTCCTATGCGACTTCCGTGTCGCGTAGCGGCGCAGTTCTCCCCGAAAGCGTCCTTCCCTACAAGGCTCAAGCACTTCTGGATAAGTACGCAAAGATTCCAGTCTGATGGCGGGTTGGAAACTTTCGGTTCGAGTCGATGCGCGCGACTCGTTGGGTCGCTACCTCGGCCATATTCATCAGGCAGCCGTGCGCACGGTGGAGGAAACGGCCCGCGCCTCGGCGGCATACGCGCAAAGCATCGACCCGGTCAAGACGGGCGCATTGCGCGCCTCGACGCAGCCTGTTATCCTCGGCGGCTTGACAGGTGGTGTCGTGTGGGGTACGAACCATTGGGAGTACCAGGATCGCGGAACAATGCCCCATCACATCAAGGGCGATGTGTCGTTCTTTTGGGCGCGAGAAGGTCGCCGTTGGACACCAGGGCACAACACTATCTCCCATCCGGGTAATCCTGCGCTACACTTTACATCAAGGACGCAGGATTTTGCCTCTAAGATGTTCATGGCAGCCGCCCGCGCAAACTTCGCATGAGTGTAACCGCACCTGAAACCACAGCACGAAATGAGCTAATCGCGCTCCTTGAGACTGCGTTCGCGGATGAGCGCATTCCTGTCCGCAGCGATAAGCTAGATGCGTCCCTTGGTTTCAAAGGCCCGGTGATCGGTGTGAGTCCGGTGATTTCCGCGCCTGCACAGAACAACGACAAGATCATGCAAATGTCGATTATGGTGCAGTTCTATGGCAAGTGGCAGAAGATGGTCAACCCTGACCAGCGTGTCGATCCCGCACTGATTGAGAGCTATGCTGAACGGCTGCGTCAGGCAGTCAAGAGTGGCGATCCCAAGACGGATCAGGTGTGGTATTACCGCATCATCAGCGTCACCTATGTAGACGACCCAACAGGCAACAAGACACGTTTCGAGGCGAACATCATGGCCATCGGGACGAACCCTGCAATCCCGTGACACTAAGTGGCGCACGCACCGGTACTATCTCCTGAGAAATGGCTTCCATCAATCTCAGCGCTGCGGTCCCGGAAGGCACCGATTCCGTTCACTTTATTTTCGGTCCTGAGCAGTTCGACGTGAGCCGTGGAACGGCCTTCGACACGACCGATCCTGACATTCTTGCGAACGCGAACAACCATCCGTGGTTGACCGTTTCTTACGCGGCTGAGCAGGCGGCGGTTGTTCCAGTCACACCCGACCCGAACGACCCGCATCAGACGCCTACTGCCGACCATCTTTCAGCCGTGGCTTCGCCCGAAGCGGTCCAGGCTGCGGCGAGTGCGCTTGCTGAGCAGCAAGCCGCTGTTGCAGCCCCGGCCGCTGAGGCAACAGTCGAGCCGACACCACAGGCTCCTGCGCAGCAGGCACCACAGATTCCTGAGCAGCAAACACCAGCAGACGCCGCAGTTGCAGCGGCAGAGGCGGCTAACGACTAATGGCTGGACTACGCGGATCAACAGGTTGGGTAATGGTTGCACGTCAGCCGGTGTTTGGCACGCTGGCGACTCCGGCCGCAGCGACAACCTTCAAGTCGCCGCTAGTCGGCGGCGGCATGGCACCAACGCGTGTCATCAACCACTTGGCTGAGACAGATGCGTCTCGTGACCAGGGAATCTCCTTCGTTTCTCAGGACGGCGTTGCTGGCGCTCCTGAAATCTATGCTCGCGATGACAGCATCGGGCTCTGGCTCCTAGCAGTCCTCGGCGCGGACGCTGTCACCGGTACGACGCCGAATTACACCCACGTCTTTACACCTGCTTCGGTGCTGCCATACATCAGCTTGTGGCGCAACGTTTCGGACACGCTCTTTGAGTCCTTCGCGGACTGCAAGGTGTCTACCGTCACGGTTGCTGCTCAGGCGGGTCAGCCGCTCACCGTCACAACGGGTGTCAGCGGTCGCACGGCGACTCGTTTGACGAGTGACCCATCTGGACCGCCTCCGACTACGCCGAACATCGTTCTTGACTCGTCTCAGGTCTATAACTACAACAACGCGACAGTCACGCTGTCTGGCGGCGTTACGGCTCTCGTTTCTCAGTTCGATCTGACGATTGAGAACACCGTGACGATGCAGCAGACCGACAACGTTGTCCCGTATGACGTTGTTGAGGGCCAGCGCATCGTCTCGCTCAACTTCGATCTGATCTTCGCGACGTTGAACGAGTACAACGCTTACCACTACGGATCGACTTCAGGTACGACGATCAGCCCGAACATCTACACGACTTCGGCTGACTTCCTGTTCTCGATTGGTACGAACAACAGCATCGAGTTCAACCTACCGTCCATCGCGTATGAGGACTTCCCGGTTGATGTGAACCCGGCGGGCAACCCGATTACCGTCTCGGTCAAGGCCGTTGCGCAGCGCTCATCGAGCCCGATTATCACGGCAACCGTCAAGAATCAGGTGGCGAGCTACTAATGGCACGACGTAAGCGATCAAAGAGTTCCGGTAGCAAGAGCGGCGGTGGGTTCGTCAACTCACTAGGGCGCGGCGGAATCCCGAACGTTCCCAAGCCTGCGGCGACGGTCGGTACGGTCACGCGGCCGCCGATTGGGCCTCCGGGCCCAACCACAAGCAAGTAATCGAACGGCCCTTCGGGGCCGTTCCTCGTTGATGGGTCTGTGAGCGATCCTCAGCCCCTCTGTGGCTATCCGACGCGTTGGCCGTAGCTGAGGTACTCTTTACGAGAACCTCACACTAGAGAGGACCACAATGGATGAACTAGCACAGCGTCTAGAAATTGCTCTGGCGCACAGCAAAAGGGTTCAGCGCGAAGCACGGGTAACAACCCAAATGCTCGCCGGAATCCGCGACCTACAGGCTCTAAGCCAAAAGGAGAACCAGGATGACCGTTCAGAAGTCCAAGACAGCGAGTGACTGGAAGAAGAATCGCCGCCACACGATCACGCTTCCTAGCGGATTCGTTGTCCAAATCGAAATCCCGAACCTTCCGGTGCTCGTAAAGACCGGCCAGCTGCCGAATGACCTCGTTACCGAGGCGCTTGGAACCATTCAGTCAGGTAAGCTGACGGCTGAAGCCATCGCGGAGCAGGCTCCCTTCTACGCGAAGCTCGTCGTTGCAACCGTCAAAGACCCGGTGGTCACAGAAGACGATGTGATCGGTGACGATCCGCTTCCGTTCGAGGACATTGAGATGATCGCTGAGCTTGCGACTCGACAGCGTGACCTCGACGCGGTGGGCAACCACATTGGAGGTCTGCACACGTCGAAGCAATGGCGCACGTTTCGTGGCCTCGAACACCTCGATACGTCTGTGGAGGGCGCATAAGGCATCAGGACGGCCGTGGCCTACACTTGACGATGATGAAGTAATCGATTACTTCATTCTCGAAGCAATTGCCGCGAAGGTCGCTAAGGATGATGAGCGTCAGCGGAAAGCACTTGAAAAGAACAACTGGAAGAACGACAAATCGAAGCTACTTCAGGCAACTAACCAATGAGCGAAGTCGTAGGTGAAGCGCTACTAAAACTTGAGCTTGAGGACGATGCCTCTGGCGAAATGGCTAAGGCCGTCGCTGAGTTCAAGGCAGAGGTGGCAGCGCTTGGCCGTGAACAGGCCGAAATTAAGCTCAAGCTCGACCGCTCAGACTTGAAAGCGGGGATCGCGGAGGCGAAGGCTGCCCTCCGCGACCTCGAAGCTGAACAGAAGAAGGAAGCCGCGCTCAACGACACGCTGGCCGGTAACTACAAGCGTAACTCGACGCTTCGCCTGCGCGCGCTGAACAGTGAAATCGACGCACAGCGTGAGGCGCTCAAGACTGACCAAGCTCGCGCTCAAGAGCTTGACCGACAGCTGCCGATCTACCGCGCCGTCGCCGCACAGATCGCGCTCAACGAAAAGGCCACTCGCGACAAGCTGAACACCGACAAGGAGTCGATCCGCACCCTTGAGGATCACACGGCTGCTATGTCGCGCGATGCGTCCGCGATGGCGAATGCAACCAAGCTGCAACTAGCTTACGCGGACGCCAAGAAGAAGGTTGATGCTTCGATCAAGGCGACGGCAACCGCGCAGGGGTCAGACAAGATTCGCGCTGAGCTTGTGACGCGCGATGCGATGGCGCAGATGATTCGTCTGCACGCCGAACTCGCTGCGATGGGACGCGATCCGATCCAGATTCGCACTGAGGTCAATCAGAGTGACCTAAACGCTGGTGAGAACAAGATCAGGGCGTTTGCGGGCAAGATCAGCAACATTTTTCAGAGTGTAGGCAACCAGGATATCAAGGTTCCGAAGTTTGCAGGCTTCCTACCCGGAGGCAGGAACGCGACTATCACGGGTTCGACGACCGCAAACCTCGCGGCTGTCGCTGGATTGGCTAGCGCGGCCATTCCGCTGATCGCTGGTGTCGCCGGAGCGCTGGCATCACTCGCTGCGGTTGTCGCTACAGGTGTAACAGGAGCGCTGCTGGTTGGTGGTGCGGCTGTTACGGGCTTCGCTGGCACACTTTTCGGCATCAAGGCTGCGGTTGGACCGCTGCTCACGCAGTACACAACGCTGACAGCCGCCCAAGATGCGTACACCAACGCGGTTCAGACTTACGGTAAGAAGTCCACGCAGGCAATTGATGCCCAGAAGCAGCTGAAGGCTGCAATGGCCCAAGCGGAGCCAGCGGCGCGTGCTCTCGCGAATGCAGATAACACATTGAGCAACGCATGGACAAAGCTGACTGACACAGTAGCTAACCGCGACCTCGGCAAGCTTGTCTCGTCCGGGATGAAGGCACTTCAGAGCGGCGGCAACGACAGTCTGCTCAACATCTTTGGAAGCGCGACCAACCGAGGCTTCGACGCGATCACGAAGGGTCTGCAAGGCTTGATGAAGGACTTGTCATCGCCTGCAATTCGTGATGCGTTCAGCAACATCTTCTCGAACTTCGACAAGTCGATTCCGCACATCGCATCCGGTATCACATCCCTTGCGGATGCGCTCGTGCGTGTGTTCTCGGCTGCGTCTAACTACTTGCCAGGTTTGACCAAGGGATTCGCGAATTGGGCTAAGGGAATCGACAACTTGGCGAAGGGTCCAGGGCTCAAGAGCTTCGTGGCTGAGATGGTCACGTCGCTGAAGGAACTGATTAGCTTCGGAGCGGCTGCTGCGAAGGTACTGCTGGCGTTGTTTGCTCCGGCTGTGAAGCCGGGACAGAGTTGGGTCGCCTCGATGACGACCAGCATGGACAACTTCGCAAAGAAGATGTCATCTGTCTCTGCGCAGAAGGGGCTAACACAGTTCTTCTCGCAGGACATCCAGATGGCCAAGAACCTGATTTCGGTTTTCGGCCCTATTATCCAGCTGATCGCTGACTTGGCGAAGGCGTTTGCGCCTGTAGCGGTCGCGATCACCAATGTCGCGCGTGTGATCGCGCGTGTCCTACAGAGCATCCTCGGCCTCAAGGTCATCGGCCCAATCCTTCAGGGCGCGCTTGCGGTGCTGCTCGGCAGCGCGCTGATTGGGAAGCTGCTCGGCCTCGGCAAGATTTTCTCGATGCTGAAGGCTGGCGCGGAGGGTGTCTCGCTCGCGATCAAGGCGTGGAACACAGTCGGTGGCGGGTTCGCGGGCCTAAAGGCACTCGCTGGCACAATCGGAAAGGCGGTTGGGATTGGCGGCGGTGGTGCAGCGGCTGGAACTAGTGTAGCAGCGGAAATTGAGGCTGCGCTGGCGACTGGCGGTCCTGAAGCGGGCGCAGCAATCGCCGCTGAAATCGTGGCTGCTGGCTCGGAGGCCGGGGCCGAAATGGCTGCTGCGATTGTTGCGGCCGGACGTGCTTCGGCAATTCCTGGTGCGCCAGGTGGAACGCCCGTCAGCGAGCCAACGCCGGTCGCAGAACCCACACCTGTTGCGGAGCCAATTCCTGCCGCTGCTCCGGTAGCGGAAGGCGCAGCCACGGGCGCAGCAACGGCGGAAGGCGCGATTGCTGGTGAGGGCGCAGCCGCCGCCACGACGACTGCTGAGCTTGCTGCGCTTGAAACTGGCACAGCTGCGGCCGAGACAACCACTGTCGGCTTTGGTGCAGCCCTAGCGGCAGCTGCTCCGGTGCTCGGTGCTGTCGCTGTCGGCGCAGCCCTAGTGACAGGTGCGATCCTGCTGTTCAGCAGCGCGCAGTCAAAGAGCGATCAGATTCAGCAGGCGGTCAATCAGAACCTTCGTAATGGTGCGACGATTTTCTCCAGCGTTGCTCAGGTCGTAGGCAACAACACGCAGGCTGCGCTCGGGCTCGTCGGCGTTCACGAGCAGCTTCAAGCATCCACGAAGAACCTGAATGCACTGTCGGCTGAACTGAACAAGCTCCAGTCTGAAGGCAAGTCGAACACTTCGCAGTATGCAAACGCCCTACAGCAGTTCAATCAGGAGTATGCGAACCACGCTCAGTTGCAGAAGCAGTGGACGCAGGGCACAGAGGCACAGACAGCGGCCGATAAGAAAGCGTATTCGGAGACAGGCGGCAACGTCGCCAAGGCGCTTCAAAATCAGAGTGACGCGCTGAAGAACCTCAGCAACGCGCAGAGCGCCTACAACCAAGCGAAGGGCAATCCTCGCGCCGAGGCTGCGGCGCAGGCGAATCTGACAGCCGCGCAGAAGGCGTACAACTCTGCTGTCGATGCGACAACGATTGCACAGGGCCGTGCGCTGGCGTCGAGTGAGCGCTTGACAGCCGATCAGGTGAACCTCGCACGCGAAGCAAAGAACCTGTCACCGATCCTCACTGACACGATGGGTAAGTTTGGGCCGCTCACTGAGAGTGCCGGAGTCGCGGTCGGAAGCCTCGTTGATCGTCTGAAGGCAGCTGGCCAAGTCAAGGCTCTGAACTTCCTTGTCAACCTGCCTAACCCGGCCCAGATCGTAACCATCACGAAGCTGATCGACTCCCTGAAGGGCGCGGCTGCCGGACAAGCAGCGTTTAAGATTCTAGCTGACTCATCGAGTGCGACTGATGCGATCAAC